AAATAGGAAAAAATATGAAAATGTTAGCAGATAATGTACTAGTAACAGAAGTACAAGAAGATAAACAGTCAGCTGGGGGTATTATACTCACAGAATCAATTGACAATGCAAGTAAACCTGGTTTAGTCTTATCAGTAGGAGAAGACGCCAATCAAGATTTAAAAAAAGGACAAAGAGTATTCCTTAAATGGACTGAAGCAATGCCTGTAAACGTAGAAGGTAAAGCTGCAGTTATAATAAAATCAGAACATATTAGAGCAATTCTATCGGAGGAATAATGTACAGATATAAAGTTCAAGTAACGAGAATAGTCGACGGCGATACAGTCGATGTAGATGTCGATTTAGGTTTTGGCATGGTTTATAAAAAACAAAGAGTTAGAATGATGGGAGTTGACACACCTGAAAGTAGAACTCGTGATTTAGAAGAAAAGTTTTACGGCAAGGCAAGTAAGAATCACTTAGTGTCAATATTGGAAGAAGGCGATGTTCAATTACAATCGCATGGTAAAGGAAAGTTTGGAAGAATTCTCGGAGAACTTTTTATAGGCGATAGCACATATAGTGTAAATCAACAAATGATTGATGAACATCATGCAGTTCCATATTTTGGACAATCCAAAGAAGATACTGAACAAGGTCATCTATGGAATAGAGCCGCGCTAAACGAACAAGGTATAATTTATGAAGGATAACACTTTACTTTTGATTAAAAGTGTGTTATAATATAGGGTATTATGGCTAATAAAAAGATTGGAATAACAGCATCTACTTTTGACCTACTTCACTCAGGTCACTGTGCTATGTTAAGAGAAGCAAAAAGTGTATGTGATTATCTTATTTGTGCGTTACAAAATGACCCATCAATAGATAGACCTGGAAAGAATAAACCAATTCAAAACATTGTCGAAAGACAAGCACAGTTAGCCGCTATTAGATATGTTGACGAGATTTTAGTATATAATACCGAAGAGGAATTACTTGATATCTTGGCCATGTATGAGATAGATGTTAAAATTATGGGAGTAGAATATCGTGATAAAGATTTCACAGGTAGAGATTTGTGTAAGCAAAGGGATATTGAATTCTACTTCAACAAAAGGGACCATAAATTTTCTACAAGTGATTTAAGAAAACGTGTGTGTCAGGCTGAGAATTTAAAATAGGAGAAATATGCCAAGTATTGATTTAAGACCTCAAAAAAACCTGAGGAGAAGAAAAGGTAAAAATGATAATAGACCACCAAGAGAAATGCCTTTCGATGTGGCTCTAAGAAAATTTAGAAAGGCTGTAGAAAGAGCAGGAACACTGCAAGATGTTCGTAAGAAAGAATTTTACGAAAAGCCTACAGCCAAAAGAAAAAGAAAGAAAGCCGAGGCAGTTGCCAGATGGCGTAAATATGAAAGAACAAACCAATTAGGTGCGTATAGAAAACAGAGGAGAAAATAATGGCGTCAGTAATGGATAAATTAAAAAAGAATTCTAAAATTAAAACCACAGAGGTTTTAAATAAATCGGTTTTCTTTACAGAAAAGGATATGGTACCAACTGAAGTACCAATGATTAATGTAGCGTTGTCAGGTGATCCCGAGGGTGGATTGACCTCTGGTCTTACAGTATTGGCAGGACCAAGTAAACACTTCAAAACTTCTTTTGCACTTCTCATGGCAGGAGCGTATCTAAAGGAACATGAAGATGCAGTATTATTGTTTTATGATTCCGAGTTTGGATCACCACAAAGCTATTTCGAGGCATTCGGTATTGATACTTCAAGGGTATTACATACACCTATTACCGATGTAGAACAACTCAAGTTTGACTTAGTAGGTCAATTAGAAAATATTGAAAGAGGTGATAAAGTCATTATTGTTATTGATTCTATCGGTAACCTCGCAAGTAAAAAAGAGCTAGAAGATGCTCTTAATGAAAAGTCAGTGGCAGATATGTCAAGGGCCAAGGCACTAAAGGGATTATTCCGAATGGTTACTCCTTATCTTACGATGAAGAATATCCCTTTACTTGCCGTTAATCATACTTATCAAGAAATTGGATTGTTCCCTAAAGCAATTGTATCAGGCGGTACGGGTATTTACTACTCAGCTGATAACATTTGGATTATTGGAAGACAACAAGAAAAAACTGGTAAAGATGTTACTGGTTATAATTTTGTTATTAATGTTGAGAAGTCAAGATTTGTTAAAGAAAAATCTAAAGTACCTATTGGCGTATCCTGGGAAGGTGGAATCCAACAATACTCTGGTCTATTAGAAGTAGCAATGGCTGGTGGTTATGTAGTAAAACCAACTATGGGTTGGTATGCTCCAGTAAATAAAGAAACTGGAGAAATTCAAGAGCCAAAAGTAAGAGAAAAGGCTACAAGGGAAAAAGATTTCTGGATTCCTATATTTGAAAATACAGACTTTAAAGAGTTCCTAAAATCTTATTACTCTATTGGACATAAACCACTTTTAGATATTGATTTAGAAAGTACTTTACAAGAGGCGTAAAATGGAGTATAATATATCAGATACCGATTACACATTGGTAGAAAATCCTGGTGGAGAGTTGGCTGAATTTTATGGAGTCAGAATTAAATCAGGTAAATGGGCTGATGTTATAGTTGTATACGGTGCAGTAAGTATTAAAGAAAATGAGGATAAAACAAATGCCAAACTTTCTTTTAACTATAACATACAAGACCCAGCTGACCATGACTATGAATATCTACAAAAAGATGTAGATTTTAATAATTACCTAGGGGCTTTGTTACAACATATTATAACAGATTCCCTAAATAACAAAGAGGCCCAGATTGGACATAAAACATCAACTACCGACACATATACTGAGCAATCTCCTCAATAACGAGGTCTATTGCAGGAGAGTCATTCCCTACATTAAGAGAGAATTTTTTGATGGTTCTCATAGAACAGTATTTGATTTAATTACACAATTCGTAGGTAAACACAATAAATTGCCTACGACAAGTGTACTTGAATTAGAGTTAAGAAAAACTAGTGCCCACGAAGATATCCTTAATGAATCAGCAACTCTTATTGCTGAGATATCAAAAAAGATAGATATAGATACAGATTATTTAATTAAAGAATCCGAAAAGTGGTGTAGAGACAGAGCAGTTTACAACGCCATTATGGATTCAATTCAAATTATTGATGGTAAGAGTAAGGAAAAAACAGAAGGAGCAATACCAGAAATATTATCAGACGCATTAGGTGTCTCATTTGACCAGGCCATTGGTCACGATTATATTGATAATTCAGACGAAAGGTTTGAGTTTTACAATACAAAGGAAGATAGAATCCCATTTGACCTAGATTATTTTAATAAGATAACAAAGGGAGGGCTGCCTAATAAAACATTGAATATTGCTCTTGCTGGAACAGGTGTTGGTAAATCACTCTTTATGTGTCATTGCGCAGCATCGGCATTACAACAAGGTAAGAATGTCCTATATATTACAATGGAAATGGCTGAAGAAAGAATCGCAGAAAGAATAGACGCGAATCTAATGGACTTACCTATTGAACAGTTACAAAGAATATCGAAGAATGCATTTGATTCTAAGATACAAAAGATTGCTACTGCATCTATTGGAAAACTTATAGTAAAAGAATATCCAACAGGAGCAGCGCATACAGGTCATTTCAGGGCTCTTCTTAATGAATTGAAAATGAAGAAGAACTTTAAACCTGATATGATATATATTGACTATTTAAATATTTGCGCTTCTAGCCGTATGAAAGGGTTGGGTGGAAGTATAAATAGTTATTCATACATTAAAGCCATCGCGGAGGAACTTCGTGGTTTGGCTGTGGAATTCAATGTTCCAATAGTATCGGCAACACAGACCACCAGGTCAGGGTATTCAAATACCGATGTCGGACTTGAGGATACATCTGAATCATTTGGTTTACCAGCAACGGCTGACTTAATGTTTGCTCTTATTTCAACAGAGGAACTTGAAGAGTTAGGCCAATTACTAGTAAAACAATTGAAAAATAGATATAACGATCCGACCAAGTATAAAAGGTTTGTAGTTGGTATTGATCGTTCCCGCATGAAATTATATGATGTAGAAGAATCGGCACAACAGGATCTTATGACAGATTCTGTTCCCGATAAACCAATCGCAACATGGGGTGACCGAGAAAACAAGGACACCTTTGCGGAGTTCAAAATATAGGAGAAAATATATGAACATGTTACTAAAAGCTAAGGACTGGGTTATGGATAGAATGGGAGAGAGAACATCACTAGATGGAGTCGCTCTTATTGGAGTCTGTGGATCAGTCATTTTATTTGGCGGTTTGGCCAAATTACTCGCCTGGGTAGGTCTACTTTGGGGAGTTTACACTTTGGTCAAAAGTGACTAGTCTATATAGATAACCAAATATTATCATATAGTCAACGCGGAGGAGGAGTAAAATCCTCCTTCGGGTTCTTTCCAATTTATATCAAAAAAATATATACTTTTTTTTAAAAAACACTTTACAAGCACTTTAAAATGTGTTATAATAGTTGTATAAATTAAGAAAAAGGAGTAAATTTATGAAGAAG